CATGGCCGCGCGCCAGTTCCGGTGCCGCGAGATCGACGATCTGTTGTACCGTCAGGCCTGCGGGCACAGTCTCGCAGCGCCGCGCCTGACCGGGGTCGATCAGCGGCGCCGTCAGAACCCGGGTGCCAATCTGGCTGAAATGGCCTTTCAATGGGCTTTCAACACCGCTTTTCGATGCACCCCACCGGTACCGATAGGCCCCGCACAACCGGTTTGACCAGCGCGCCACATCGAACCGTTCGATCCGGGCCGGATGATCCGCGCTGACATGCAGCATCCGCCCCGGGGCGACCCAAAGTGCCACATGGGCCCGCGCCCGGCCACGCCGGAACACCAGCACATCGAAAGCACGATGATCATCTGCCACACGCACCCACGGGCCTGTTTCCTCGGCGCCACCGATCAGCGAATCTATCTCGTCCCGCTCGCTCGTACAGGCATAGCCCGACGCATAGGATGGCAGATCGATGCCCAGCCGGCTCCGGTACACCAGTCGCACCAATCCCCAGCAATCGCAGCCCGACAGATCGCGGCCGTGCTCGGTAAATGGCACGCCGACATAGTGGTTGGCCCAGATTTGAGGGCCGGTCATCGAAACAACCCCGGGAACCGGTTCTTGGTAAAGCGGTCCATCGGCACCGTTTCCTCCTCGATCGGCGCGCGCGAGAACGACAGACTCACCTCGCCCACGTCCCCCTCGGCCGAGGTGATCTGCATGTCGCGAAACTCGACCTCAATCAGGTTCGCCGACCCGGCCAGCACCACGGCAAGGTGGATCCGCGCGCGATCGGTAAAGCTGCGCAGCAAGGTGGCGATGTCGCGATCGACATTCTCCAGCACCAGCACCCCTTCGGCGGGCGCGTCCTCAAGATCGGATGGCACCTCGACCGAGGCCAGCACGAACAGATAAGGATCGGACAGCGGGTTCGCCGCGCACCAGGTGGACCGGGTGCCATAGGCCAGAGGTTCCACAGACAGCCGCTCGGTCGGATCGCTGGACAGGCGCACCGGCGCCTCAAGCCCCGGATGTTCGATACAGATCAGCGCAACCTCGATGGCGGCGGTGTTCGCCTCTTCCCCGATCCGCCGCGCGTTCAGCGAAAGCCGTCTCATGGCATCACCACCACGCCAAATTCCAGCCGGAAGCGCACGCCGATCACCTGCTCGACCGGGGGTTCCTCGCCAAACAGACACACCCACTGGCGCGCCAGCAGAATTCGCACACCGCCCGCCGTCAAAACCGGCGTGCCATCCGACATCAGCAGCGGCCAGCCATCGGTGGTGGGATCGGGCATCGTGAACGGCAAGGCACCGTGGGACAGCACCTGTTCATGGAAAATCTCGAACGTCGCCTTCAAAGCGCGTGGCACATCGATCACCAGCGCCACCCGGCGCGCGACACTGGAATAGCGCCGCCGATACGACGGCGGGCCGGTTTCGCCCGACCGCCGGATGCGCGGGTCCATGTTCTGTGCCTGATACCCCGAACGCATCGGGCGGGGCAGCTCGGCTGGCCAGGCGGGCAGGGTCATCGCAGCGTCCTTCGGGGTTTGGCGCCATAGACATTGCGCATCGCGCGCCGCCCGCCGCCGCCGCGCGTGGTCAGCCCGTCGCCGGTGGCATCGGCCAGCACCAGCCTGAAGCGGCGGCGCCCGTTGCTGTCAGTGGTTTCCTCGACCGTCTCGGTCATCGGGGTGTTGCCGTGGTATTCGACCTTGAGGATCGGATCGCCCGATCCACCCCCGCCAGCGGCTCCGCCGCCCAGATATCCGCCCCTGGCGAGTGCCGGGATCGGGTTACCGGCATTCATCGCCTCAAGCAGATGGCGGTTGGCGCGCACCGCTTTGGCGTTCATCATCATCTCGCCCGACGAACCCCACATCAGGATGTCATCCGACGTGCCATCACCAGGCCCATAGATCATGCCGCCGCCCGCCAGGGCCGGGATTGGACCGGGCGCCTTGGGAAACAACGCCTCGGCAATCGAGCCGAGGATGCCACCGCCCCCCGCGCCGCCCAGCAGACCGCCCAGCGGCCCCTTGCCCAGCAGCGTCGCCTGCAGCACTGCATTCAGGATGGCGTTGGCGACGTTGTCCATTACGTCGCTCAGCTTTTCGCCCTCAATCGCCAATCCGCGAATCGCGTCGTAAGCCGTGCCAACAAACGCCTCGCGCATTTCGTCCTGGGTTTCCTGCAAGGCCAGTTCACGGTGTTTGGCCTCGATCAGCGCCTCGATCGTCTCGCGCTCCGCGTCGGTTGCCCCGGCCATCGCCTCGCGGTTCTTCAGCATTTCCTTCTGCACCGGATCGGTCTGCCGCTGCATCTCGATTTCTTCCCGCAGCTTTTCGATCAGTTCGCCAACCGCGTCGGCTTCTGCCTTTGCGCCGCCAGCGCCGCCCCGCGCGCCACCCGCCGCCGGTTTCGGGGTCGTAAGCCGACCGAAGTTCAGCACGGCGTTTCGGTTTGTCGCCCTCTGGCCAGCGTCTGGAATGACGCCCTGCGACATCGCCAGATCTTCGTCGGCCATGGCAGGCGTGATCTTCTCAAGTTGCAAGGCTGCCGAAAGGGCAATGCCAAGCCATTCGGCCAGGCGCTGTGCCGAGGATGCACCCGCGCTTATGCCACTGGCAACATCCACGCGGGAAAGCGCCTCAGCGGCCTCAAACGCCGCCATCAGCGCTTGCTTGACCGAGTCGGCAACCTCAAGTGTTGCGACCTGTTCCGCAAACACCTTGCGCTCGGCGCTCGCGCGCAGATCGGCCACCTCGGCACTGTCGGCCCCGAACTGCAACGTCGCGGCCATGATCTCGTTCTGTTCGTTCAGCACCGCCAGCATGCTTTGGGCCGTGCCCAGATCTGCGTCACTTTCAACACGCGTCTGCGCCAGCAGACCGTATTCAGCCGCCAGCGCCGCCGCCCGATCCGCCGCCAGCGTCCGCTCCGCCGCCGCCTGCACCTCACGGGTGCGGGCATACTCGCCATAGATGGCCGCCTGACGTTCGATTTCTGTTGTTTGTGCGGCAAGCATTGCACCGCTCTGTTCGAAGAGCGTTTCTAGACTTCCGAGCGACCCTTTGAACGCATCGGGCAGTTTGTCGAAACTCCCGAAAACCTGCATCAGAACGTTGTAGAGTTCCGTGGCGCTTGCCGTTACCGCCTCTGGTCCAGTTGCCTGCGCCAAACCCGCCATTGCCTGATCGATCTTTTTGGCTTGATCGATGGTCACGCCAAAAGTTGCGTTTATTCTGGCGCTGACAAATTCAAGCGTTTCAAGCCCTGTCGGGTCAAACTCTAGAAGTTGCAGATCGACATCGTCGAGAATGCGCAACTGATCGGCCAGGCCTTTGGCAGCGGCCTGCATTTCGACAAGCGCCGCCTGACGGCCGAATTCCGCGGCGTTTGCAAAGAAATTCTTGGCATTCTGAGCGGCTGTTCCGAATTCATCGCCCAGTTCCTTCGTTGGGGTCCGCGCAATCCTGACCGATGCCACATAGTTGGAAACCGCGCTTTCAAGGTCAGACAGCGAATCCTCGAGGGTTTCAGCCTCTTCCCCCGCGCTGGTCAGCCAGTTCACTATCGCAGCCCCGGCGGCGATCGATCCGATGGTGACCAGACTGATCGGGTTCAGCATGCCGATGAAGGCGCCACCCAGGGCCTTGATGGCCCCCGCCGCCCCCATCGGGCCGATTACCTGGCTGATCTGGGTGCCCTGCTGGATCGCCATCTGCAGCGGGTTCTGGCCCGCCATCATCATCACTCCGATGTCGTTGAATTGCGCGACAAGGTTACCCATCTGCGCACTGGCGCCACCGGTGCTTTGCCCCAGAACCATGGCGGATCGCCCGGTGGCGAGATACTGCGCCTCGGCCATGTCCAGAACACGGTTGGCCTGCGCCTGGGTCGCGGCGCCGCTGGATACCGCGCGCTGCACGTTGCCCAGCACGGCCTCGTATTGCATCGACGCGCGGCGCGTCGGATCGATGCTGGCGCGCAGTTTCGCGAATGCGGTGCTTTCGGCTTGCAGGGCAACAGCCGCCGTCCGGGCCTCTTGCACCATGTCACGGGTTGCCGTTCCCATGCCGGTGAACCCGGTCGTCGCGCCGCGCATGTCGGCCGTCATCCCGGCCATGCCCGTGGCGGCAGTCATCATGTTGGTGTTCAGCGTGCCCAGCTCGCGCGACACCGGTGTCAGCGCCCGGTCGAACAGCCCCGCGCCCTTTGCCGCACCTTCAGACTTCGACTTGAGATCGCGCAGTGCCGCCGTCGTCGCATCCGCCGCCTTTGCCGTCGCCGCCAGTTCGGCCTTGGCGGAACTGGCGTTGGCCTCGATCAGGATGGACAGGCGGGTGCTCAATGTCGTTCTCCGTTCAATGCGGCGCAGGCAGCCGCTTCCACGATCTGGATTTCCGACCAGATATCTGGGGCAATCTCGACGCCTGCCAACTCGAAACCGATCCGGGCTGCCCCGTAATCCAGCCCCAGAAACCGCAGCCGACCATCCCCCAGCGCATAGGTGCGCCACTGACCCTGGATGCGCAGGAAGGCCGAAACCGCCGGGATGTTCTCGGGCCACACTCCCGGCTCATCGCCGGGGTACAGATCGGCCGCACTCAGATCGATGCCGAACAGGGCGGCGTCAGACAGGGCATCGTCTTTCGGGCGGTCCTCTGTCGGGCAGGCGGCGGCCTCGAACAGGCGGCCCTGCGCCCAGGCCCGCCCTGCCCAGGTCAGTTTCCCAGGCGGGCCTTCATGACCGCGCGGATATAGCCGTTCACCAGCGCAATGCGGATATAGTAGATCGCGAACAGCCGGTCGCGCAGGGTATCGCTCCAGGGCAGCGGTGCGTCATTGTCATCCACAAGGTCGGACACCTCAACCACAGCGGCTTTCAGGAAATCGGTGATGTCCTGCGTTTTCATCGAGATCATCCTGTCCACCGACTCCATCTCCACGACGCGGTAGCGCACGGTCAGTTCTTGCGGGTCATGGCCGCCATCGACAGGCACCATAACGGTGACGGCGTGGGTAAAGGTCGGGTTCTTTTGCAGCTTGAACATGGGCCGGGGCCTTTCTCGGTTCTGGTTCGGGGATCAGGTCAGGGTCAGGGTCCACTGGTCGTTGCCCGTGTCGGCCAGCGGCACCATGCGCAGCGGCCATTCGGTGATGCCCTGGGCGTTCTCCAACCCCTGGGCACGCTGCATCTGGGCGCGTGGCACACCCAGCGTCGCGATCTTGCCCGCGCCTGTGCCATGCACCAGTTCAACCGCCACGGTCGCGTCGGCCAGCGCAATGGCATAGGGGTCAAGCGTGCTCAACGGCACGGCGACCACCGTGGCCTCAAGCACGTCGGATCGGTCGGTGATCAGGATGCTCTCATCGCCCACCAGAAACCGGGGTTCGACCTGATTGGCGAGGTTCAGCATGCAGCGGCGCATGATCAGCGCCGTACCACCGATGGTAAACACAGGCGTGTTGGCCATGTTCACCAGCTGCGGCTTCCTGAACGCGGTCAGATCCGTCCCGGGGCGGGTCACCTCGGTTGGTTTGCGGAACAACCCGGTCAGTTCGAACCTCAGGTACGGAATGCCCGAGGCGCTGAATTCCATGGTCACCGTCCCGCGTGTGCCCAACAGTACAAAACGGGTGCTCCCGATGAAGAAATGGATGCTGACGCTCTCATGATCGTCGGTCACCGGGTTGTAGGTGACCGACGTGGCGACGACGATCGTTTGCGCGCAGGCGCAGGCGCGCAACAGCGGCCCCCAGGCGGGCGCCACGCCAGTCGTTCCCGAGGGTGCGAGTTCGACATTGAACGACATCTTGCCGTGCAGATCGGCCGGGATTGTGCCCCCTGCCGCCAGATAGGGCAATTCGAGTTCGCGATCGACATCCTGCCCTTCCATCGGGCTGAAGCTGACGTTGGTCGCCAACACGCCGTTCTCTGCAATCGGCACTGCATCGACGCCATAGGTGGCTTCGATCTTCGCCAGCAGAATCTTGTTGTTCCACTTGATGGCCATTTCAGGTGTCCTTCACGGGGGCTTTACGGGCCGGTTTCACAGGGGTTTCGACGGTGGCGGGTCTGGGGTCACGCGTGGCGGCGTCCGGCTCGAGATCGCCGTTTTCGCGGCGGATAAATGCGCCGCCGCCCGAGGGCAGTTTGTCGGTCATGGGAAAATCCTCAGCTGATCGGTGATCGAGAATTCGATCTGGTGTATTTTCGTGCCTGCCGACTCCGCCAGCGCGCGGCTCGAGATCAGGCGGAACACTCCGATCTGATCGGCGGGCGCCCAGCCTGCGATGGCGGAAACGATGTCGTTTTCAAGGGCCTCGAACGCGTCGATCGCGTGGCGCCCGTCGGGCGTGTTGTCGCGAATGAACAGCACCACACCGATGATCCGCGTGATTATCTGGGTAAATGCGCCCGAAGCAACGTCGGCCTCGCCGCCGCGCAGACCCAGCGACACCACGAAGGCGGCGGGCGTCTGTTGCGGCAGGGCATTCTTGCGGGTCAGATCGCTCAGCTGCAAAGCACCGTCGATCCGCCCGCCCAGACCGGCGACCTCGGCCTTCAGGCGCGCAACCGTGGGATCCAGCAACATCAGATGAACCCCTTCATGGTCTCGGGTGTCAGCGGGCGCTCGCGGTCGGTCACGCGGGCGCCGGAACCGCCGGTGCCCGTCACCTCGACACCGGCCACCGACAGGCGCACGATGCCATCCGCAATCTCGCGCAGCGTCCGCATGGCATACTTGTAATCCGCCTCGATCTTTGGATCGGGGGCATAGATGTGCAGCTTGTAGATCGCGATGGCCTGCGCCAGATCGGCGATCAGCGGCGGCGTTTCGGCCAGCGGCAGCACATAGCGGTCCTTCAGGCGACCGTCGATTTCCGCATCGGTGTCAGCCAGCGCCCGGTCCAGCACCGCATTGTCTAGGACACCGCTGGACACGTCGCCGCGATCTGTCAGCTGGATCAGCAGCCGCACTCCGAACCGGTCGCTCAGCATCTGAAGGGTGGCGTAGGACATGGTCAGTCCCCGTCGCCGGGCAGGGTCACGCGCCCGGGTTTGAACACGGCGCGGTTGATGGCCATGAACCCCTGCTCGATGTGGGTCCGGCCAATCGACAGCCAGCGCCGGTCGATGCCGGGCAATCCTTCCAGACCGTCCAGCATGCGCAGCACACCTTCCTCGGCCTGTTTGCTCGCCGTGACCACGCTGACGGCATCGTCGCTCTGCGGGCGATAACCCGGGATCGGAAGTCCCTTGTGTGGCGTGTTGCTCATGGCACCGTTCCTCTGTGTGTGGTGGCACCCCGGCGAAGCCGCCACTCCGCCGGGGCCGGGATGAAACGGGCCGCCCCGCCGCGGCCTTTGCCGCTCCATCCGTCTCGTTGGAGGGTCAGAAATCGATTTCGGGCAGGTCCACCATGATCAGGTTGCACTCTTGCAGCGTGATTGCAGTGGCCGGGTCGAGATGCACGATATCGCCCTCGGCATAGGTCCGGCCGTCATGGTTCAGGTTGCCCAGCACCCCGAACGGCTGAAGATCGCCAGACGCGGGAACCGGATCGTTGTCCGTTGCCCCCGCGCCCCCGGCACCGGGGACTTTGCCCGATGCGTCTGCCCCGCTCTCGGACATCGGGGCGGGTTCTTGCGTCCTGCTCTCCCCCGTGTCCTCAGGGGCCGCAGGTATCCTGGCCTCGGCACCGGCTGCGATGGCCTGTGCGAGGGTTGTCTTGCCTGCCTCTTCGGCAGTGTCGCGGGGTTTGGATGGTTTGCGGGCCATGGTTGTTCTCCTCTCGGTTTGATGAGAAGGCGGACAGCGCCGCCTTCCTTTGAAACCGACAGTTGCGTCAGGCGACGGCGTTCTGGATGAAATACCCGACGTCCCGGGCCACCACGAGTTCCTTGACCCGCTCGCCCGCACGGATACGCACACCGCCCTGAAGGCCGACATCCTCGTCCTCGATGCGACCGGCGATGCGACCGCCGTAATCCGCCGTCAGACCGAACGTGATGCCGCCCTGCACAACCGCCATCGGGTTGATGTGCAGCATGGCGATGTGTTTGCCCCAGGCGCGCGCCAGACTGGTGGTCTGGCCCATCTTGGCGGTGTTGTACCAGGCGTCGCCGATCAGCAGGTTGGTAATGCCTTCGCCCGAGAACAGATCGATGAACTGCTGGCGGGTCACGATACCCTCGTTCGTCAGGTTGCCCTTCACGGCATTGACGATCTTCGGGTGCGAGCTCAGCTTCGACCAGACCTGACGCCCCATCACCAGCGTGTTCGGCGGATAGATCAGCGTGCTTTCCATCCCGGTCTTGAGCACACCAATCGGATCGGATGTGGCATAGGCCGAGAACTGACTGTTGCCCGACAGGGTAACCCGCCGCGTGGCCGCATAGGTTGCGAGATCGTGGACAAGCTGCGCAACCCGGATTTCGCGGATGTTGGCCATGGTTTCGGTCAGCATCGTCACCGCCAGGCGCTCGGGGTCCTGGTTCAGGGCCTGACGTGCACGGGCGTTGGCCGCCTCTTCGATGTCGGAATAAGGGATCGCCACGTCCAGGCCATAATCCTCGGCCGAGGATGTGCGCTCTTCGCCGCCGAATTCCAGCTGCTGGACGCGGCCCAGACGGCCTACCCGGGCGTCGGGTGTGTTGAACGCCTCGGCAATCGGATATTCGGTCCATTTGAACTTTTCCGCGCCGACTGGCGAGCGGGGCAGGACAAGGTCCGCGATGCGGAAACTGGCGGGGTTGGTATAGCCGATGGCGATCGCTGTAAGGATCGGATCGACGGCAAATGGGCGGTTGGGCGCCATGTGTAGAACCTCTGTTTAAGGGCGCGTCAAGCGGCGCGATGGAGCAGGCCCGGGGCGACCCGGACGTCGATGATGTCACCCACGACACCGGGCGCGTCGGCGTAACCGATGATGCGCACGGTGGTGTTGGGGGCGGCGACCGCAGCGATCGCGGCGCCGCTGGCGTTGGACGTCAGCGGCGCACCCGCGGTGACCGTACCGCCCAGCAGGACCGGGGCCAGACCGGCGCGGATCACGTCGGCCATGCCGCCGATGTCGGCACCCTGACGGTCGAACACGCCGATGATCGGCGCGGTATTGGCGCCTGCC